AGGTCAATCGCCCGCACCATCTCCTTGCGCTTCAATTCCTGCTGGTTGCGCGCGACTACATCAGGAGGAAGCCCCGTGGAGCGCGACAGCCTGTCTCGCTCTGCTGCAGCACCTGGATTGTCTTTGACGGCGGCTTCAATGAGAGTGCTGATATACCTGTGCTGCCTCTCGGCTCGAGCGTTGAGAACATCATCAAACTCGTCATCCGCGTCCACAGGAACGCTGACACGCCTGCTCGTTCTCTCGGCCTTTGCGTCAAGAATGTCATCAAACTCACCAGCCGCCACTTACACCACCGTTGCGTTCTTGCCCGTCAGGGTATTTCTCGATGTAGGTCTCGACGATGACCTGCTCTGTCTCTGGCAAGCCTCTTGCGCGCAGTGCGCGAATTATTTTCAGGCGCTTGTCGAATGGCACCACCGATGTCTTTACCTTCTTGCCGCCAACCAGGACATAGGCGTCACCAACCTCATCATCGGACAGCAGGCTGGTCTGCTTCTCCTTGTCTCTCCAGCTCCACCCGTCAACGTAGACGCGATCTGTGACAACGCCTTCTATTACAGCCCGCTTTTCGTCTGGCGTAAGCGGCTTCCCTTTTGCCTGGGCGCTCTCTGTCATCCTGCTGTCAATCAATCCAAGCACCGTGTATGCGGATGTCGGGTCGCGCTTTTTATCTATGCCAAGATCAACTAGCGCTTTGTTTTTCAATTCTGCATCGGTAAGGAACCCGGCCGCCTGGCCTGGCGTAGACAGGCTTGCCAGTGACTTGATGTCTGTCGGGCTGATCACGCCATCGAACTGCCGGAGATCGACGCGCTCGCCGCGCTCGATCGCTTCGCGCACGTCCAGGTACGCGCCGATGTTCGTCTCCACTTTCGTTCCCCGTGCCTCGCGAGCAGCGCGCGATTCGATGGCGTTCATCAGCTGCACCGCTTGCCTGCCTGGCAGAGCGCTGATCACAGAAGGTGGCACGGGCTGCCCTTGAGCGTATAGGCTCCAGGCAGAATCCAGTAGACGCTCTTCTGCTTCGCGGGCAGCCTCTTTTGCTCTTGCCTCGCTTTTGGCTTGGTCGATCTCGATATTGCGCTCGAGAGCCTTGCGCAAATCACCCTGTTTCCTGAAGTCGATCTCGTCGGAGTGCGCTGTAAAGTACGCAAGCGCCTCCACTGGCGAGAGCTTGTCGATCTGCGCCACGTGCATCGCGGAGATGTACTCTCCTTGCGCCCGCTCTACCTGTTCTGTGCTCCAGTTCTTGCGTGCACCGAAGGCGGCGACCTTCTCTTTAAGCTGCCCGCGCGTTGCATCCACCGTCCCGCTGGACACGCCGAATTGGATCGTGGTGGCGATGTCCGCCATTGCGACCTCGTCGGCGTGTCGCTCGCGCTCGGCGCCGGCAAAGGCGCTCACGTTGGCCTTCGCAGATAGGTGTTTCTGCTGCAAGCTGCGCCCGATCAGCGCCTTCGCACGCGGGCTCAGGTTCGCGCCGTACTCCTCGCGCGCCTTGCTCCACCACTCCTCGGCATCTGCCTCGTATTGGTCTGCCCCACCACCCCTGGCGTGCTCTCGCGCGCTGGTGTCCCACTTCAGCCATGCGTCGGTCGCGCGGAATTCTGCATCATAGGCCTCAGCCTGCGCGGCGCGCTCGGCCTGGCGGTCGAGCTCCTCGCCGAGGACCGCCAACCCCTGGCCAATCGCGCGCGTGCCCGAGGACACATCCAGCGGGCGCGCCGTCGGTGGGCGCAGCGGAGCGCTTTGCAGTGCGGGGCCGTCGTAGGTCGGGACGCGCGGCATGGCTCAAGTTGTCCCTGACGGTTTTTTCGTCGACCACTTGCTCGACACCATGCCCGCGCCTTGCAGCAGCGTACCGCCGGCGCCAAGCAGTCCCTGGTGCGCCGCCGCGTTACCCTCGGCACGCGCGAGCTTCCCGCCTGCGCGCGCGGACCACGCCTGCGTGCGCGCGTTGTAGCGCGCGGTGGCTACGTCCTGCTCGCCGAAGAAGTCGGTCTGGTCCTGGAGGTCTTGCGCCGTGCCGTAGCCGATGTCGAGACCGCGAGAGGCGAGATCCACACGCTGACTCGACTTGAGCGAGGCGGCCTTCCTGCGCACCGCCAGCGCGTCCTCCTCGCCGCGGCGCTCCGCGTCCTGAGCGGCGTATTCAGCCATCTGCGCGTTGTACCTCGCCGCATCCTGTGCGGCCTGACCCTGTTGGTAAGTGCCGTAGGCCGAGAACAGCGTTCCGGCCGCCAGCAGGGACATCGTGACGGGCTCACACATCGGCGTGCATCTCAAATCGGTGGAACATCTCGCCCAGGCAGCCGTAGGGCTCTGGCGGGTGAATGGTGAAGCCCAGTCGCGCCAGCCAGCAGACGCTGCGCGTGTTTGCGGCATGGACGAAGTTCAGCAGGAGCGGATAGCGCGTGCGCATCCCCTGCAGGTAACTGCGCGCCATCGCGTGCACCATCCGCGGGCGCTTATCGAGCAACGGCGTGCCCAGCATCCAGGGCGATCCGACGCCAGGCGCGATAGCGCCAACGCCGAACACACCCAGCATTCCAGCTGAGACGCGCAGCGCCCAGCACTCGTCCGACTCGCGGATGCTCTCGCGCAGCCCCTCGAGCAGATCAGGCTTGCCGTAGGCGCGGCACTCGGCGAGGTCAGCCGGCCGCAGGTTGCCGAGGAGTTCCTCGGCATCTGAGAGGCGCGCGCTGTAAATCCTGATCTCCTCAGCCACCGACCTGCGCCTCGAGCGTCATCGACGCCACTGTGAGCGGGAGGGGTTCCGCCTGGCGCACGCACACCGCGCCGTCGGTCGACCATACCGGGTCAATGGTCAGCGTCAGCTCACCGTCACGTAGCCCCGGCGGTGATCCGTAGTTGTCGCTCACCGCGCGCGGCGGGTATGCGCGCAGGCGTCCGAACGACGGCCCGGCCTGCACCAACGACGAGCTCGATACGCGCAAGTGCGCCTTGGTAACATTCTTCAGCGTGCCTTGGCCGGCGGCGTTCATGCCCTCGAGCGTGAGTGGCAGCGTGCGCAGGTCAGAGACGATCGGCAGCCCGACGTGAATCACGCTCGCCTCGAAGCCGACAGACACTGCACCATCGGTGACCGTGGCTGGCGTGGCAACCGCGCCGTCAGCCAGGATCTGCACCTCCTGCCCTTCCAGGTGCCACAGGCCGGTGACCGTGTCCGTTGGCTCGCCGGAGTACGTCAGTCCACAGTCCACAAAATACGCATCCTCGAGCGCGGTGAAGATCCGGGTGTTGAGACGCTCGACGTAGCGAACGGCGCGCTCGTCGATGGTGCGCCTCGCAACGACGTAGAGCACATCCTCGTTGCCTTCGGACACAACGCATGCCGACTCGAAGGCGCCGCCCGTGGTCTCGTGCATGTGCCAGCCAAAGACCTGCTGATCGGGGACGTAGGTCATCGCCAACAACACCCCGTCGTCACGCACTGCCCAGAGGATCTGATCCGGTGCGCGGGAGTAGGCAAGCTGTGTGATGGCATGCCCATTGAATCGGTGCGGCGCGAACATGCTCACGTCGATCGACCGGTAAGCGTTCGCCTCCCAGTTGTACGCCAGCTCGCGCACGTGCGCTCCTTGGGCTTGGACATACAGGATTGATCCCGAGGTCACCACCGGCTGCACGTCAGCCGCGCCGCTGAACCCTTGCGGCTTGACGCTCACGCTGTTTGGGGTGATCGCCGGGGCGCCCTCGGCGTAGATGCGGAACTCCCCGCCCGCGGTAAACGCGATCAGGTCGGACAGTGCCATCAGGTGCCGGATGCGGTTGTACTGCGTCGCGGCGATGCGGATTTCGAGCGCGTCGGCGTCGCGCGCTGGCAGGCTCGATGTGAGATTCGACGTCGTGCCGGTGCGCGTGCAGAACAGCACCTGAGGCTTCCCGTCGGTTCCGGCGAACCATCGGCGCTGCTCGTGGTGGGTCACACATGATGGATAATCCGACTGCTCCTTGTTGAGCGTTATCAGGTCGTCTGGTGGCGGCGTCGTTGTGTCCGGCAGAACGTTGTCATCCTTGACGGACAACGCGGAAGAGCTCGAGACATCAGTGATCTTGCCGGTGCTTGCTGATGCGGGCATGCCCCCGTAAGGGTAATGCAGCGTAAGCGTGGTGGCGGTAGGAACGGCTGTCAGCCACCACGTGCCGTCCAGGCTTGGCACGCCTGTGTCGGAGACGTAGATGCGCTTGTAGGGCGCATACGTGATTCCGTGCGCACTGGACGTCGTGACGCTGATCGTGGATAAGAAGCCGCGGGAAATCGACGCAATGACGGTCGATAGCGTGGTGTCCGGGATGATTTGCCCAATGTATCCGTATACCCCGCCGCGCAGCTTGTACACGTTGTAACGCACGGCGCCAGCAACACCAGACCAGGACACCGTGTTGTAGTTGCCCTGCTTAGTCAGATCGTTGCTGGCCGATGCCACAGCGCTAGGCAAAGACTCGGTCACGCCGTCTGCCTGCACCGCTGTAACAACATAGGATGATTGTGTTGCGACACCGCTTGCCGGCGACGTTGGTGTGACCAGCACCGATGATGGCGCGCCAGTTGGCGGGGCGAAGTCGACAACGGTCAGTGCCCAGTTCGTCGCACCCAGGCGCGAGAGTTCGCGTACAGCGTGGGCTGGGTGTGTGATCGTCAGCACGTCCGCGTCCTGCGCGTAGCCGAGTTTGAAAAGATCCGCCTCGTCGTATGGGCTGGCCAGCGTGTAGACTCGGGCGCATGTGGGCCCGTCCGCCGCAGAGGCGCTACCCCAAAAATCCGCCGTCGTAAACGTGTTGGCGCCAGTCACCGTGATCTTGTGGAATCGGGCTCCGATGTAGACCCAATCGCCCGTGCTGAACCCGTGAGCGGTTGCCGTCACTGTTGCGCCGGTGATGCTGTCGATCGCCACCGCGCCCTCGAGCAGCGTGCCGCCGTCGATGTGGAAGCGGATGTACTGGTGTCCGAACTCGAGGACCGCCGTCTGGTCGGCACTGAACTGGAACGGTATCAGGCGTACCTTGTGGGTCGAATCCTTTGCCTCGATGATGAAGCGCGTGCCCGGGCGGCGCGCGGCCGGCCCGTGTGGCAAGGTGATGAAGTTCCGCGCCAAGCCGAGCCCGGTCTGGAACTTGCCGAGGTCGATCCGCCCGTTCAGCTCGGGAGTGATCTCGCCACCGGCAAACGATCGCAGGAGTAGCTTCGTGGTCACGCGCGCACCGCCAGGATGCTGGGCGATAGCGAGGACTCGGCGCTGCTCGCGTTCGCTGCCGCCGTTGCGGCCAGGTCGGCGATCGACATCGCGCTCGAGCGCATGGCGTTGGAGAGCCGCGCGCCTTCGGCGCCACGGACGATCGGGCCTGCGAGGTACGCAGCCAGCAGGTAGGACAACGCGGCGCTGAAGCCCGGCGTGAACCGCCCCGTGTCGATCACGTCGGTCACATAGACCAGCGTTGCGTCTGGCTCGTTGGTGAATAGCGTCGCGCCCTCGATATCGAACGCCGCGCTTCTGCGGTCGGTCATCAACGCGCGCGAAATTTGATCCTGGTTGAACACCGTTACGCCGGCGCCAACCGACAGGACGCGCTTCGCGGACAGGCAGTCGGACGGGAGCGCGTAGGCGTAGGCCCAAGTGGTGCTGACGTTCGTGATCGACGCAAGGTCTGCGCGCTTCAGCGCGAAGTCCCAATTGCTGCCCTCGAGGAGCTCGATGCGCGCCTGGTCGTAGAACGCCGCGCAGTAGCCGGCCTCGGTGCTGCCGTCGGGCGGGTTTATCGCGCTGATCAACGGCCCCGCGCCAATGTGCGACAGAGCCATGTTGCAAATCTGGACAGTAGACGACATCGAGAGATCTCCTGATGGTCGTCAGGCTATGTGATGCCAGCCCCCTTTACGGACACTTCAGCGACGGCGCAGCCAGACTCCACCCGAGTTGCGCAGCGTCCCGGTATAGATCCCGTCCGGCCCGTAGATCACGCCGTAACGCACATCGCCAGGAGCCGGGTACAAGGCAGCAGCGACCGCTGGTGCAAGGCCGGTGACTGTGAGGCTCGCCGCGTCGGGCAGTATCGTGGTCGCCAGCAGCGGCGCGTAGCCGGTGATCGTGAGGCTCGCCGCGTCGGGCAGTATCGTGGTCGCCAGCAGCGGCGCGTAGCCGGTGATCGTG